TTTGTCTTTGTCGGGCCATTTGTATGACATAAGTATTCCTTACGCTGCTATATAAACAGATGTTCTGTTGTCTTGAGGTGCTATAGTCACTGTGCGTGATTCAGGTTGTATATGAACTGTGTTGTTATTATTTTCAGGTATAATATATACAGTGTTGTTTGTTGTAGTTACGTATACTTTATCTCTGTTGTCTTGTACTCTTAGGTAAAATACTCTACCCGTAGAGTAGTCTTCAGCATTGTAGTTATTAACGTTCTCACTTATTGTAACGTTATTTGTATTTGCTGTCAAGCCATCTATTGTGATAGGTGTAGCTGTACCTATACCTATGTCTTGACCACTGTAAGTATATGTACCATTACCTGCAGTATTGTTAATATTAAATACAGCAACTTGTCCAGTAGTACTGAAAGTAACGGCATCAGGTATAATACCGGGTAGATACTCTAGTGTAGCAGCTTGACCTGTTAGAACAAAGGAGCCAACCTGCGCTGCCTCAGATATTCCTCTGTCAATCTCTTGACCCTCTAGTGTAAATACACCAGCTTCTGGATACAAGTTAATTGACTTAGTAAAGTCTGTATCTTGACCTGTAAGTGTAAAGCTTCCTGTGGCTGCACCGATAGCTCGTACTAGATCAACGTCCTGACCTGTGCTTGTAAAGCTACCCTGATCTGCTGTTACGTTTAGCTGTATATTAACATTTGCAGTCTTACCTGTGAAAGTAAATGTACCTGCGTCTGCTACTACATTAAGTTGTGCAGATACACTAGCGTCTTGTCCAGCTAAGGTAAAGCTACCAGAAGTTACATCAACACTACGTACAGAATTAGGTGTAGCATCTTGTAGTGTAGAAGTAAAGGAACCTACACCTGCAGGGAATGTAATACTAAATACAGAAGCCTGTCCAACTAGTGCAAGTGTACTTAAATCGACAGGGTATTCTATGCTACTTACACTGTCTTGACCTGTAAGGCTAAACAAACCAGTATTGGCTGTAAGTATTTGACCTCTGATAAGATTATCTGCAGCCTGTGTTGTAGCAGTAAATGTGCCTGCATCTGCAGACAGAACACTATTAATGTTAAGTGCTGTGTCTTGACCCGTAAGAGTAAAGCTACCAGTAGTAACTTGTTCTACTATATCAACATTTAATACAGAGTCTTGACCTGTAGTAGTAAATGTACCTACATCTACGGATAGGGATTTACTCTCAGTAAACTCTACGTTTTGTCCTGTAGTAGTAAAGACACCTGTGTTAGCCAAGAAGTTATCTTGTACAGACAGGTTAGTTAGAGTAATGCCAGTAAGAGTAAAGCTACCGTGATCTACATCTACACTACGTACAGAGTTTAGTGTAGAATCTTGGCCAGTAAGAGTAAAGCTACCGTGATCTACATCTACACTACGTACAGAGCTTAGTATAGAATCTTGGCCTGTAAGAGTAAAGCTATTGTGAGTTACATCTACACTACGTACAGAGTTTAGTGTAGAATCTTGGCCAGTAAGTGTAAAGCTACCAGTAGTAACTTGCTCTACTGTACTAATGTTAAGTGCTGTGTCTTGAACCGTGAGGCTAAATGTACCTACATCTACGGATAGGGATTTACTCTCAGTAAACTCTGCATCTTGACCCGTAAGTGTAAAGCTACCAGTAGTAACTTGCTCTACTGTACTAATGTTAAGTGCTGTGTCTTGGCCCGTGAGGCTAAACGTACCTGCATCTACGGCTAGAGACTTACTCTCAGTAAACTCTACGTTTTGTCCTGTAGTAGTAAAGACACCTGTGTTAGCCAAGAAGCTATCTTGTACAGACAGGTTAGTTAGGGTTACACCAGTAAGAGTAAAGCTACCGTGAGTTACATCTACAATACGTACAGAGTTTAATGTAGCGTCTTGGCCCGTAAATGCAAGGCTACCATTGGCTGCAACTATAGAGTATGCAACACCAATGGCCCCATCATCTGCAAGTGGGGCAGCAGCTAATGGGGAAAAGCCAAGCATCGGTTACTCCTACGGTTTAGTGGGCCACGTTACGCTGTATGGAAAGCCAGCTTGACTTGTTATATCACGAAGTGCCTGTCGATACGATTGCATTTCTGTTGACATAGTCACGTCAGACAATGCCATCCAATCTGTTTCAGCTAACAATTGGTCCCGCTTATTGCGGATAGCACTCTCAGCCTGATCCTGCGGCTTGTTCTCGACCGTGTAGCCTACAAGCCACTTGTTGCCATAGATAGGCTTTCCGACTTGGGCTTGGTCAACCTCACCTGTGGTAGGATCGGTTGCATCTTCCTCTGTCTTGAGGCGGATGACTTCTTTGTTAGGCATGGCATCACGATTGAGCGTCTGCACCAGTGAATCGTATGCAGGCTTGCCAAGTTCCTCTACAGGGAACACCCCGTGGCGACGAAGGATCGTGTCAGGGATGACCTTTGGGAAAGAGGTCTGCGGATTGTCACGGCGGAATTGCCCAACACTGTAAGGGAATTGATCGGGCTGGCCGTTTGTAAGTTTAACGTGCATTTAGAGTGTCCTTAACTATAGGCGTTGCCAGTGAGGCGACCGTAATAGGTGACACCACCGTCAATGGTGAGAAACTCTAGGGTATCCACCTCACCATCAGCAGGAGCATCTGGGGCTGTAGCAGCGGGCCATGCTACCGAAGCGGGGTAGGTGAAGGTGGCGGGATCAAAGGTGCCTGTGGAGTACTGCCATACGGCGGCACCACTTTGATTAGTAATATACATCTTGGTGCCGTTGTCACCGAAGAACACACTTGTTGGGTCTATTACTTCAGTAGCAACACTAAAGTTCTGAAGGAATGTAGCTGTAGAAACATCCCAAGCTGTGCTTAAATCGTACTCGTTTACATCATCTCCAGAATTTCCAATAACATACATCTTTAGGCCGTCAGACTTGAAGAAAAGGTCTTGGGGAAGACCCTCTTGAGTAGCAATACTAAAGTTCTGAAGGTATGAAGCTGTAGAAACATCCCAAGCGGTGCTTAAATCGTACTCGTTAACGTCATCTCCAGCAAGCCCAATAACATACATCTTAGTGCCGTCAGGCTTGAAGGATAAACCTGTTGGATTTGTCTCTTGAGTAGCAACACTAAAGTTTTGAAGGTATGAAGCTGTAGTGATATCCCAAGCTGTGCTTAAAGTGTATTCGTTTACATCATCTCCAGAATTTCCAATAACATACATCTTTAGGCCATCAGGCTTGAAGAACACACCTGTTGGGGTTCCATCTTGAGAAGAAACACTAAAGTTCTGAAGGAATGTAGCTGTAGAGATATCCCAAGCTGTGCTTAAATCGTACTCGTTAACGGCATCTCCAGTAAAACCAATAACATACATCTTAGTGCCGCCAGGCTTGAAGAACACGCCTTGTGGACCTGTCTCTTGAGCAGCAACACTAAAGTACCCTTCGGTGGGCAGGTCAAAGCTGGCAGTGCTAACGTCCCAAGCTGTGCTTAAAGTGTATGCGTTTACATCGTCCCCTTCACTGCCAAGAACATACATCTTCAGTCCGTCAGGTTTAAAGAATAAACCCGCTGGGTCTTTATCTTGAGCATTAATACTAAAGTTCTGAATATAGGATGCTGTAGAGATATCCCAAGCTGTGCTTAAAGTGTATTCGTTTACATCGTCACCACTTTGACCAATAACATACATCTTGGTACCGTCAGGTTTGAAGAACACGCCTTGTGGGGTTGTCTCTTGAGCAGCAACACTAAAGTTCTGAATATAGGATGCTGTAGAGATATCCCAAGCAGTGCTTAAAGTGTATTCGTTAAGGCCATAGACTCCAATAGTGTACATCTTGGTGCCGTCAGGTTTAAAGAATAAACCCGCTGGATTTGGCTCTTGAGTAGCAACACTAAAGTTCTGAATATAGGATGCTGTAGATATATCCCAAGCAGTGCTTAAAGTGTATTCGTTTACATCGCCACCTGCTTGCCCAGTAACATACATCTTGGTGCCGTTGTCACCGAAGAACACACCTTGTGGGTTTATCTCTTGAGCATTAATACTAAAGTTCTGAAGGAATGTAGCTGTAGAGATATCCCAAGCAGTGCTTAGGTCATATTCGTTTACATCGTCTCCACTACCGCCAAGAACATACATCTTCAGTCCGTCAGGTTTAAAGAAAAAGTCTTGTGGATTTGTATCTTGAGCAGCAACACTAAATTTACCATAAGCAGGCGGTTGGGCATTAGCCAAGTCCCAAGCGTTATCAATAGAAACCCCAGTGACCTTCAGCGTAAAGCCTTGAGCAGTTCCCGACGCAGGTGGGTTGTTGAACACAAAAGTAGTATCAGCCGTAGGCGTGTAGCTGAACACGTTGCCAGAGGACAAGTCGAGAGTGCCAGTAGAGATGTCACCAACTGTTTCACCAGAAGGTGCTGCCTTAAAGAAGCCATTTGTGTAGTCGATGACAATGCCCATTATACTGCAACGCTCCCTGCCATATCGGCTTGTGTCATTACCCAAGTATAGCACTTATCCAAGAATGTTGCACCTGATTGTGCTTCTACGTCAGCCAAGTCAGCGTGGTAACGACGGAAGTCTACCTCACGAGTGTCGTCACCGGGTGTAGCTGTAGCATAAGCTGACAGGTCAATCATCACGCTGAACTTTGGATCAGTTCCACGTTGACGGCTGATTGCCGCTGTCACGATGCGGTAGTAAGCGTTGTTAAAAGCGATGCCATATTGGGAGACACCTTCTGCGATGTTATTTTGAATAGCCATTTGGATTCTCCTGTTTAGGCGTAAGTTACTTCAGATGTGTGTATCGTAGCGACCCACCTGATGTTGGTTGCTGCTGCACCAGTTACAGTAATCGCAAGACCACCATTAGTTGTGTCAGCGGATAGTGCCATGCCCCAGTTTGGGGTGTTGTCTAGGACAGTTGTTGCTGAGTTGACTAGCACTGTCGTACCAGCAGAGCCTTCCCTGCGGATCAAACCCTCGACCTTCCATGCTGCACTTGCTGTGCCTGCCGAGGCTTGCTGACGGGCTACGATGGTGCCGTGGAAGGCGTAGGCTGAGTTGTTGGGGAGGACGATCTGTTTTGTGGTGTTAATTGCAGAAGCGTCACCGTCTGTGCTTAATATTGTTGCAGTAGCATCTGAGGTAGTATCTTGCAGAACAAAGATACTCCTTTGATAGTCTGTCCCAAACCCAAATACTTCACGATATTGGACGCCATTAACGTCACCATATGCACCTTTTGCTATTGAATGATAACCATCAGCCGTAACGCTTGAACCCATTGCGATTGTACTATTGGATGATGCTGTTGCCCCTACACCAGAAGCAAAAGAGTTATGTCCGCTTGCAATATTACCTGTGTTTGACGCACCAAAGGCATGGGCTGAGATTCCTGTTGCCTTTGCCAGTTTTCCCATCGCCACCGAGTTAGGACCAGTAGCGCCATAGCTTGAGGTGTTGTTTGTTATAGCTGCTGCGAAGGAGTCTGTGCCTGAGGCGTAAGAGCCACCGAGAGCCATAGCACCAGCACCTGTAACCGCTTGAGAGCCTTGGACAGCGCTTGAATTACCTCCTATTGCAGTAGAGTTTGATGCAGATGCTACTGTACTATAAGAACCAGCCGCATTATTGATAGAAACCGACCTTGATCCAGAAGCTATTGCATAACCAATTGCAACACCGCCTTGTCCTGACGAATTTGATGACCTTCCCAAAGCAAGCCCATATGAACCAGAAGCTTGTGACTGTGACCCTATAGCCACAGCATTACTACCTGTAGCACTAGGTGCAGTAGGTGTAGATGGGTTTTCAGCGTATAGCTCAAGTGCTGCACCACCGCCACCAGCAGCAATCCAATCGTAGTCCGTACCAGTCCATGACAAGACCTCACCAGTGGTGGCTGTGCTTGTGTTAAGGTGGGTATCTACGTCAGAATCAGAGTAGCTAGTGTTATATGCCAAGCTAGTCCAAGCTGTAGAGCCATCACCGATCTTTATCTTGCCTGTGTCTGTCTCGTAGCCTTGCTCACCTTGTGACAAAGTAGGGTTACTGCTAGTCCAGTTAGCAGCAACATCTCTACGTATTTGTATCTTATTTGCCATTAGGCAGAACCCCCATCAAGAGCTTGTAGACTTGCATCATAAACAGATGAAGCATTTCCACCATCTACATCGTATATATTAATGTCTCTTGCAGTAGCTGTAACAAATACAGTTGCGGAACCAGACAAAGTAATGGCTAAGTCTGAGTTAGAACTCTCAGATACAGTTCTGCTAAGAGTAGTACCTGTCGCAGTATATACGCCAGAGCCTATCTCAAATGCTGTGCCATCTTCTATAGTATATCTTACTGTGTCACCATCAGCCACCCCTGCATCAGCAAAGCTCTGGTAGCCGCTTTCAGCACTACCCAAAGTTATTGTCCCTGTACCTGTCGAACTAGTGGACATCTTTGCTCTATTTACAAGAGTGACCATTGATCTTTAACCTTACGTAAGTTGAATTACACCGTTAGCAGCATTAAAGTCTACAGTAAAGCTATCACCATCGTTCAGAGTTAAGGATGAACCATAGTCATAGTAACCAACAATAGGATCAGCAGGTGTTGTTACTGTATCATCATAGATATAGATGTAACGGAATGGTCCAGTTGAACCACCTGTAGATGTCAGTGTGATGTCAGAAAGAACCAGCTTATATGTACCACTTGACTGTGCAGATGAAGTAGTTGTGATGTTACGAGAAGATATATTTGTATATGCTATCTCTGTTACATTACCAATAATACCATTACCATCTGATTCTGGATTTGAAGATTCAGATGCTGGTGCTGTGTTTGATAGTGCAACTACGAACTGGTCTGATTCCAAGTCCATATTGTGGACTGCGTTTTTAACGAAGTCATTAACCTTATTAAAAGATGCCATTTGTTTACTCCTTATGCAATACGTATTATGGCGTTAGATGCGTCTGCTGTGGGAAATTGAACTGTAAAATCCCCATTGATAGACTTCTTAGTTGAACCAAAAGAAACTACAGCAATAGCTCTGTTGGACTTAGATGAGTTATAAATGATACACCCATCAGCAGAAACAGTTACAGATGACCATGTGGTATTGTCATAATCGACTGTAGCAGTAAAACTGTCTAAAGCAATAGCTGCACCTGTTAGTGTGTTACCACCAGCAGTATAACCTACACCTAAAGCTTCATCTGAATTATTTGTAACGTCTGCGTAGTTTGTTGTACTTGAATTATAAGTACCACTTGGCGATACTTTAATCAGTGCAACCTTTATTGTGTCGGTATCTAAGTCATGTGTACCACCAAGCAGTTCCTGCTTAAAGCTGTTACATACTGCTGTAGTGATTGACATTATTAGAACCTTTATGGTAAGCACAAAGGGGCCAACATGTAGCCAGCCCCAATGTTATGCCTATTAGGCAGCGTTGTAGTTAGCAACAATAAGAGCCTCTGGACGCAGGATCTTGCGACCATAGAGGTGCATACCACGAACGATGTCAGCAAAGCTGTCTGGGTCACGGTAGTTCTCTACTTTGTTGATTTGCTCAGCAGAAGCAACAGCCTCGTCCTGACCAGCAACAACTACACCGTAGTTAGTAGACTGTGCAGTTGTACCGTTAGTACCAGCACCTGTACCCAAGTAAGGCAGGTTGTTGGATACGTAGATACGGAAGCCGTGCAGGTTGTTGAGAACCAAACCGTTCATCAAGCCTGAGCCACCGAAGTCTGCGTTCAGTACACGAGAGTCTTCGTCTTTCAGCATCTCAACAAAGATTGGATCGACAACCATCCAGCGACCACGTGCGTCAACGTTTTGTACGTCAAGCTTACGAGCCATACGTGCAACCACAGTCAAAGGAGAAACAGTTGTCGCAGACAATGCTGTTGCACCTGGGAGGCGTGGAGCGAGTGGGATGGAGTCACCTGCAGTAGCTGAACCAGAGATGGTCAAGTTACCGAAGTCAGTTGCGTCCAGTTTGTTGTCTGCCAACAGTTCGTCAGTACCAGCACCAGTATTGGCTTTATCGCCAGAAGCTGTTGTGTTGACGGCCCAAGAGCCTGCACCACCAGCGTAACCAGACAAGTAACCCAAGCATTCTTCATCCATGGCGTCTGCCATTTTGTAGGCTGCACGGTTGGCTGCCAATGAGGTGAAGTCTACGTGAGAGAACTGCTCTTCAATGTCATCCATTTTGAAAGCAAAGTAGTTAGCTTTATCAATAGTCAAAGAGAAGTCTGTGTCATCAAGCTTCTCTACGGAGATACCTGTGTGACGCTGCAGAGCGTTGACGGTTACGTCTGGCTCTTTTTGGATGCGAACTGTGTCGCCTTGGTTTGCAATCTCACCAAAGTAAGAGTTGTTGGTGATTGCGTTAGTTACAGCACTTTTACGCAGAGCGATTTGTGCCTGTTTGGAGTAGATAATCGGGGAGAAGTTCCCGTTAAATCCACCACCAGCGGTTCCGATAGCCATAATAATTCTCCTTATAGATATGGCGTGAGAGATATACACTACATATCCACTAAAGAGGCTCGTCTTGGTAGGGTAGTCAGCTATGCTCTAAGGATGGCCGTCCGTTGAGCGCTGGGCCTATAATCTGAGGTAGTTCTTTGATGTGGCTTTAGTGCTTAGTTAAAAGCATGTACAGGCAGTTTATGCCTGACACTGTACATGCCTATAGTTTTATCCATGATTGAATAAGTGTCAAGTTATTTCTTAGACATATCATAAATAAATTTACCAGAGCGCTGAGCTTCAAAGATCTCATCATTGCGCTTCTCGTATTCTTTAAGGCTCATCTTAGCTACTTGTGATTCACTGAGATACCTTGAGGAGTCATCTGCATCCAATGCAGTACGACCTTTAGCTTTAACTGAGGATGCAGCCGCTTTGTCTGAGCTAGAGCTACTCTTAGTCTTGATACCTTTATCTGACTTATAGAGATCAATAACACGTGCTACAGACTTAGCGTCTTCACTGTTCTCGTATAGTGCATCCTGTACAACCTTAGGCTGCTTCTCTGCCCATGTATGAAACGCATCATCAGCACGAATCTCTTGAAAGTCAGGGTGCATAGAGAGTAACTCAGCTTCAGCCTTATCTCGTTTAGCAGACGCACGTAATTCTTCAATCTCTTTA